TAGATGGTGCACTACGAGAATGGTTTAATCATGGACGTGAAGTCTATGAGATGCGTCGCACGCAAATGCAAGAGATTGCTAAGCGTACGAACATTGACCACATTTGCACCCAGCTCGACAAGGATTTTGACTACCAAGTCGAGCACTGGAAGGAGAGATATTTATTTGGAACCGAATTGGACGAAGCGCCTTGTGATGAGGAATTTGAAGTCCAAGCTGGTCCATATTGTGGAGATGAATTTATTCCATATGCTTTACCATTTGATGAGCATTGTAATGGATCATCCACAGTGAATGTTCCCGGGTTGATTTTCAACGTTTTTGTTGGAATTCCACTAACGTTTTATTTAGCGTATAAGTGGGTTCAGGGCGACATTCGTTTTTCTCCTTCTACCGTCAAGATGCCCTTTTGGTTTACTTTTACTTTAGTGAATCTTTGCGGATGGCGTTGGTGTTTATACTGGACGTTTTATACGATACAGTTGTATGTTGTTGGATTTGGTTTTGCATTTATGTATAACGATTTCCAAATTCCTAAACATTTTTATACACCACAATCTGGGGGATATCGAAACGGTATTGGACTGCGGCCGCGTATCATGCTACAACCACCACCTCCCATGGAGCCTCAAGACGAAGACATTGATCTCGTCATCGTGCAATCTTTGTACGCCACAATTCGGGAGTGTGTTATGGAAGTTGTGCATAAATATATTACGCATGCGCCAGCAGCATAGTTTGGGCATACTATAATGCATCCCACTGTGCGCGGTCGTGCGCACATAAAGCTAAAAACTACTATGTATATATGGATTACCAGATGTAAATACTCGTCCGTGGGCCGTGAGATTTATATTTGCATCGAGGCTTTGTACATATGAGCCAGTCCTCGAGCTAAACCTCTGTTAAGAGGAGATGTTGGCTCGCATCAAAATCACCGCCCCTTGGTTGCTGGATTGACTGCCCCAGTAGCCTTTGTATATATTGCAGTTTCTAATCAATTTAATGTAAAAGTAAACCGTGCAAATAAAGAAGATAAGCACGAAATTTTGAAATTTTCTGACATGGACCCCGGATTTAAATACGAGGTTCCAAGTCAGCTTGATGCCACTTATGGTGCAGCAGACATGTCTGATGATTCTTTACAAGAGTTTTTCTCGCGTCC